ATTTTTACCTCCGTGCGTTTAAATCAATTCCTGCCTGTATGTGATAACATAAGGGGCGGTGGCAGGTTTTGTTTTGGAGTCCGCCCCTCTTTATGTTTTACTTTCTTACTTCATCTAAAATCTTGTCTATGTGTTCTACTGTTTTAAGTTCTCCGTTGGCTCTTGCCACTTCTCTAATTGATACTAACATTGCGATTAAATCAGCTTTACTCATTTCTTCGTTCTCCATTGTCTAACTCCTTTCCTGCTATCTCCTTGCTACAATTATATTATATACTTATATAAGTATATTGTCAACAACTTTTTATACTTATATAAGTATTTTTTAAAGTAAAACTTTTCTCCTCGCTGACGTATTGTTATTTTTTCATTCCTCCCTCTGTAATTCAATTCTGCATCCGTTGTAAAACCGCAGTTACTACAGTATATATAACCGCACTCCATAGGGTCGTTATCTTCTTTTCGTACTCTTCGTTTTGATAATTCCCCATTTCTTTTAATTTTATAAATATTTGAATACTGCATTAACTCACTATATTCTAATATTCCTCCGCATTTTGGGCAGCGGTTTAATAATTCTTCCACTTTATCCCCTCGCTTTCTTCTCTTCAATAGCTGCAACCACAAATTCGTTACGGCTCTTGTATCCCTGTTTCTTTGCTTCCTTGTCAATTTCTGCTTTCTGTCCTGTAGGGACCGTTACAAGAAATTGGTCGTAAGCCTTTGCATTATATTTATTTTTCGCCTTTGTCGCAGGTGTTCCCCCTGTCTTTTCTTCTGCCAACTGCTGCACCTCCTTTTTTATTTTCTCTATCATATCACAGGTGCTATACTTATACAAGTATATAAAATACACAAATAATTCTATATACTTATATAAGTATTTTGGTTTTTTTCCGGGTTGCATATATACTTATATAAGTATATAATAACGTCATAAGGAACAGAAAATAAGACAGACCCACAAAGTTATACACATTATCCACATTTAGGAGGTTTTCATTATGGAAAGAACATTAGAAACTATCAAAATTAACAACGCTTTAGAAATTGTCAGACTTAAAGGCAATCTTAAATTTAAACATCCTCTTGGTAAAAACCGCCCCAAGGCATAAGCCAAGGGGCATTTTTATTTACTGCATATTCTGTTATTTTGTGCTTTCTGCAAGTGTCACAACCGCAGGGGTTGTCTGCTGTTTATTCTCAATGTATGTTGTAAGGTTTTCGTTGGTTTCCCACTTCTTTTTTGCTTCCTCTAATACTGATTCTGCAATCTGTACCAACTGTTTTTCTGTAAACAGGATTCTAACCACGCTCGGAAGAGTTCTCCAAGTCTGCAAAATAAGCAAGTGCCTTTAGTGATACCAAGCCGATTTTTACGCCGTTTTTTACATATCCTGTAATATCCGCATCCGCTAAATCGTCCTGTACCTCTTTTCCGTCCTTGGTTGTAAGTAATTCAGAGATTGCCTTGGCTTCCTCTTCGCTTGCTTCTCTTTCCTGCCTGTTCCACGCATCCGCACTACTTCCGGCAATTTCTGTATACAAGGCATCCCCTAATATCTTCTTTGCCTGTTCGTGGTCTTTTTCCACAATGGATTTTAAAAGGGGCAACGCTCTGCCCCAATATGCGTTCCACTGGCACTTACCTATGCTCATGCCGTGGCTGTTGTCGTTTCGGTTTACACTTCCGTAATTTCCCTCCTGTGAGTAGATAATACCGCCTGCAACCTTTACGACCTTTTTAATCTGTGCTGCTGTTACCGCCATATTGTACCTCCTATACTCTCTGTGTATATCCAAGGCTTATATAGCCTGCTCCACTCTTTAACTTGCCCCAAGTGGTGCTGCCGTCCTTTGTTTCTCCAACGATTGTATATACTTCGCCCTGCTTTACCTGTGTAGCAATTCCGTAATTTGTGCCTGGTCCTTTTCGCACATTTAAAACAGCGGTATTAATTTTTACCTTGTAGCTTGTATCCTGTGGCGTGCTTGGTGCTGTTGCTGCTGTGCCTACTCTTTGTGTGTATCCAAGGCTTATATAGCCTGCTCCACTCTTTAACTTGCCCCAAGTGGTGCTACCGTTCTTTACTTCTCCAACGATTGTATATACTTCGCCCCTCTTTACCTCTGTGGCAATTCCGTAATCAGTTCCGGGACCGATACGCACATTTAATACATCTGTATCAATCTTTACCCTGTATTCTGTTACATTGTTCGTTGTAGGTTGTGCCGTGTGCTGCTGTCCTCCTGTGGATGCTGAACCACCTAAGATACCCTTAACCTTGTTTTTGAACGCCTGCCATTCTGTAGGGTTACTTACCATTTGAGCCGGGCAATTCTTACCTGTTACGTCATAATGGCGTAATACATAGGAATCAACACCGCTTGCACCAATTCCAAGCATTTCACAAAGAAATGCACAAAGGTATGCAGCATTTTCTTTTGTCCTATCTGAAATTCTGTAGTTTCCGGCAGTACAACACATTTCAATGCCTACGCTGTTTGCATTTCTGCAAGAGCCGTGTTTATAAGACCTTGCCCCGCAATGCCAAGCAGTATCCCTTAACTCTACGCTCTGATAGATTTCCTCATTGTCTACAAAAAAATGAGCGGAAGCATTACGCCCCGCACCGCTAAAATAGTTTGCATTTGCCTTTGCCGTGTCCTTACTGTTGCCTGTGTAGTGCATTACTACATAAGCCACATTACGGCTACTGTTGTTGTTTAAATTATCATTGTTGCACTTAATACTTGAATTTACCACGATACCGTTAATTGTATCGCCGATAAATCCGGCTGTTATCGTTTTTCCCATAACGCCGTACCTCCTTAAATATTGATGTTGTTTAAATCAACGGAAACATCCTTTGTTTCCTCCGGGTATCCCTGTTTGATTTTGATAATATTTTCTGCCTTGGCTTTCCAACAATACAAGGCAATTACTGTAGTTGTCGGGGTTGCTATGTATGTGGCAAGCACCCCGAATTGTGAATAGTCGATAAGTGTTACCTTGATGCCGATATACAGACCCACAAAGTAGGTACATAAAACCGCTACTAATACCGCTTTTGTAAAGTTTGGCTTTGCAAACTTAAGGTTTTTCTTTACTCTTCTGTTCTGATTCGCAATTCTGAAAAGTAAATAGAAAATAAAAAATCCTATGGCAATGCAAAGGATTCCGCAAATAAGATATTTCATATTCTTTTATTCCTCCTATGTTTCCTGTCCGTGTGCTTTTTGGTTGATATGCTTCTCAACTTTTCCTATTGCTTCCGTGACAGGTCCGTTACAACCCTGTTCTTTAAGTCCTTTCAGACAAGCTAATACCGCATAAGTGAGTAAACATAATTCATCTTCCATTGCCTTTATGTCCTCTTTCTCCTGCTTCTTTAAGTCCTCAATGTCGGCTGTCTGTTTCTGCTGCACTTGAAACCATTTGATAATCTTGTACGCAACCGCACCAATAGCACCTAACGCACCTAATACGCTTGCAATCGTAATAATAGCTGCTGAATCAATATACATTGTTCATAATTTCCTTTCATTGTTTCTCTTCTTTGCCATACCGTTTTCTTTAAACATAGTGTTAAGTCTCTGCCTAAGTCCGTAGCTGTCTTATTGTTCAAATCTAGCCTTAATTCATCTGCTAAAAATGTTCTTAACAACTCTTTTACCTCTGCTAAATACTTCTTATTAGGGCGTGCTATCGCACGCCCTATCAGTTTTTCAGTGTTCAGTTTGCAGTTACTCAACAAAAGCTGAGCGGAAGCCAAAGGAGGCGTCCGAGTAGGAACGAAAGCCATTCAACGCGAGAGCGGACGGACCCGAATAGGAAGTACTGTAGAACGCCGACCCACGGACAGGCAACCTTTCGCCGTGGCATCTCATCCAAATCTGGTCGTTTCCGTATCCTGTTACTCCGCTATCCGGGTATAATCCAAGTGCAATAAGTAACTTCGGAATCGTTACCCCGGAAGCTGTCCCAAGGCTCTTAAATGCAATATTTCTATATGCATCTCCGCTTGTAGGAAACTCTACCTTTGTATTTACTCTAATTCCTGCGGATGCACTTGCCTGGTCTAACTTTAATGTACCTGCCGTTCCCGGCTCTACTAAAGTTCCGTCCGGCTTAATTGCTTTCCAAAGTGTGCTTTCTGCCGACATATCGCAATCAAGTTTCATTGAATTGCCGTAAGGAATAATCTGAATTTCTCCATCCATAAGGCGTAATCCACCGGTCCACTCCCAAAGGTTGCCGTTAATGTCCGCAATACCCGACATATCGTGATTGTGATACCATGTAGGCTGCCCGCTTCCTGTAAGTGTTCTCTGTGTTTCTCCCTGTGGCATTGTTCCCCTCTCGTAAGGGTGGTAATAATCCTTGCCGTAGTTTGTATTTCCGTGCGGTACTGTACCCATTTTCTGTGATAACAGGTTAAGGTACGCAAATACGCCTGTCTGATTCAGATGCCAACCCGCACCTTTCTTTTTGCAAGCTGCTACGGACTGGTCAAAATTGATATAGTTTCTAGGCAGGTATCCGCCTAATGAATATGCACGGTCATTTTCTACAATGTTGAGGAACTTAGATACATAAATTACGCTCTTTTCCTCTCCGTCCATAATCCAAAATGGTAATGTTTCATCTGTGCCACCTGTGATTACATCACTATACTTTGCCTTTGGTACTGCTACCATAATACTAGGCATCCCAGTATCATCAAAAATTACCTTGTTGTTTGCACCAAACTGTGCTACTGCACCCTGTAAATCGTCAAAATTTGCCATTGTGTTTTATCCTCCTTAAAATTAAATTAACGCCCATAATACAAGCGTACATTTCTTCATATCGAACGGTACGGCTTCACGCTTTGTAATTGCCTTTCCGTCCTCGTCATTTTCTCCTGTATCCACAATCTCATATTCCCTTGCCGGGATAATAACCTGTGCTACATACTCTCTTGCTTCGGTGTTTACTCCAACCGTCAAGCCGTCCTGTGTATCCTTGCAAATATCAAGTGTTACCTCTTCGTCACGCTCTCGGTTCTTGATGTTTACCATTAAATCATCATCCCCGAAAACAATCTTTGTTGTGGATACTTCGTAAGCGATTTTCTCGCCCTCGTTTTTCTCAACTACAATAATCTTTGCTGCTGCCATTATCTGTTACCTCCCATTCTTCTTAATTCGCTATAGGCTTCCTGTGAACGCACCGCAATGTGTTCTGCTGCTTCTACCTGTGTCGGTGTGGCATTTCCTCTTACTCCGTAAACCTGTAATACTGCTGCCGTGTTTGCCTTTCTTTCGTCACTCTTGATAATTACATTTGCCATTATGCGTAACCTCCCTGTACTGTGCATTTTACTGTTACTTCCTTGGCGGCCCCGGTGTACTCAATCTTGAATCCATTTAACTGTTTATCTGTAATATGGATTTCCCCTACACCGCCTGCGTCCTTTGCTTCCGCTTCGACATTAACGGTATAGTCCAAGTTCCCCCTTGGTGTTGCAAGTGCAAGGGTCTTTTTGGAATTGTTAAAAGGGTATGTTTTTGTGTTTGTAAGCGTAGCTTCCACAATTTCTCCCTGTAATCCCTTAATTCTGCTTTCTGCTGCACCAAGTTTAAGCATTGCAAGGTTTCCGATTAACCCGGCGGATAAAATCCTTTCTTCCAAGTCGTTAAAGTTCTGTGCGTTCTGTGGCGTACCCTCCTGTATCACTTCGCCCTCTACGGCTTCGTGTGTAATAGTTCCGTCTGCGTTCTGCACTTCCCTGTAGCGGTTGGAATACTGCGTTACATGGTCTTTCCAAATCTTAAATAATCCCATTTGCTCTATTCCTCCTTAAAATTAAAACTGAATCGGTACAACACGCCCTGCTGTGTACCTTTTAACTTGATTGCTTCGCTCTTTTCCGCCCACAACTTACTAGCCGTATCGTACAACTGTATCTTTGTAATTGTCGTGGTCCCCGACACTTCCGGGGTAATGGAAATACTCAACGCTACCCTGCCGTCTTTTAAGCGTTCTCTTGTTAAGATTTTCGCCTTGTGCATAGTACCGCCATACTCGACCATAGCGTAAGCAATGTTGGTTTCTACAAACTGCTTGAAACTCTCTAAGGCTCTATCTGTCAGCATTTCTTTACTCTCCTTTACTTTTATTTGCTATAACCGATTCTTACCGCAACGCTTCACTTCGTATTGATAGCTTTCGGTTTCTGCCGTAGTTGCCATTCCCTTATCAGATATTCCCGGTTTTGTGCTTGCATAAGGTTCTGTACCTGTTTTCTTTTCTCCTGTCATATCCGTTTCATAAGAGTATTGTTCTGTTTCGGTATCTGCTACCGCCTGTATATCTCTGCTCTTTACAATTACCGCCCTGTCGGGTGCTGTTCCTGTAAAGATGCTCTCAAACAGATAGGCTTGCGTTTCGGTTGTTTCAACTGCTGCCGTATCTGCCGTTTGATACTGTATATTTCTGTCCGGCTTTGTTCCTGTAAAATCTGAATCAAATTTATATGCCTGCCCTGTAGCCTGTGCGGTCATTATCTCCTGTTCTGCACCGCCCTCCGTATTCCTCTGCGGTATCATTCCGGCTTTTGCCTGTCCTGTCTGATTGTTTGTATATTTATATCCTGTTGTGTCCGATTCGGTCACGACCTCGGTATCCTTTGTCGCAAATGTTATATTCCTGTCGGGTTTTGTTCCTGTTGGCGTAAATTCCGCCGTATATCCCGCTGCCTGTGTCATTACATCCACAACCAAATTTTCAACCGCACCCGCCGTATTCCTGTGCGGTTCTGTACCTGTTTTTAATTGCCCTGTCATAGGCACGGAATATAGCCAATATTCCGTTTTTGGCATTACTATCACAGTAATAGACCCTTGATAATAAAGACCGTCTAAATGAGCCGTTAAACGCTTGTATATATCAACCGTCTTAACAATCTCGTCATAGTCTGCTGCAACCCTCGATTCTGTCGTATCAAGTACAATACGGAATCTGTACGGTTTTCCTCCGTAGTCGAACCACTCTTCTATCTCACTTTTTGGGTGTATTCCACCTAAAGCCATTTCAACGGCTGCCTTTGTGCCTAATTTCTGATGCACTCTTACGCTGTCCCGGATAATCGCTCTTTTCGCTTCTATCGGATAATCGTAATCATACCAATCTACATGGAGGTCATACGCTAATACATCAAGCCATGTTTCCGACAACTCATTTATATTTGCGTATATGATATTCTTTTTTGTCTGCTCTACTGTTTGGTGTAGTTCGTCCGCTATGAGCCGACCCAACGCAACCATTTTTTCATCTTTTTTTAAGGCGGGCGGAAATGTTGCGTAAAAATCGGCATCTTTTAAACTATTCATCTTCAACCCCTCCAAAGGTCACGGTACACTTTTTCAATACCGCAACGCTTCCCTTTGGTATCTCTGTGAATACAGGCTTTGTAATCTCCACTCTCTTAATGCCCGAATCCATAAGAATGGCATTAAAATAGGACGGGTTAATATCCCGCCCCATTTTTGAGGTCTGCCATAATTCGTAGCTTTCCACCGCCAAATCAACCGCCCTTTTGATTTCCTTAGTGCTTGCTTCTTTGTCTTTTGGTATGTAATAAGTTGCTTCAATATCAAAATCAACCGTTGTCGGTGCTGCAACCGTTACCTTGTCCGTCATAGGTCTTATATTGTCGGCACTTAAATACTCCTGTACCTCTTTTATAAGTTCTTCGCTCGGTAATTCTCCGCCGTATAGCATAATCCTTATGTCTGCCACTCCGTCCTCCGGGCTTTCTGCGGATACATCACTTATCTGTGAGGATACTGCTTTGGCGTGATATGTGTAACTCCCTCTCGGTCCGGCTGTTGTGTAGCTTTCTTCGGACTCTCTCATGCGGTTGTAATATGCCGTGTCGCTTTCTTCTCCACTTCCTCCGGCTGTTTCTGTTGTATTTGCCACTTCCTTAAAATATAAAAATTCTTCTGTAACAAGTTTACTTACCTGTCCGGGTGCAAAGCCGTTTCCGTCCTCTCCTAATGTGGTGCATACCGCTTCTACCTCTGCGTATGTCTGCCCTGCCGGAAATGTTAAATATCCTATTGTTACAAAGTTAATATATCCGTCTACCGTTACCTCGATTTCATCCGTTATCACATACTCTTTATCAAGTGCTGTTGTAATGCTGAATCCAAGTGTTGTCCTTGCTGCCGTAGGCTGTAGTCTGTATGTATTATGGAATATCTCACTCAATGAATCCAAGTTCTGCCCTGTTGCATATCTCGGTAAGTTCTGTTTTGCTGATTCGTTGATATTTACCCTTTCCTGTATAATTACACTTGCAAGCCACAGGATAAACGCTCTTACCGGGTCGGCAGGGTATAAGGTTCTCCCTGTAATTTCCTCGTATCCTGCTATCAGCTTATTTACAAGTGCTTCCGTGTTGGTATCTACAAACTCAACCTCGGGTAACTCACTCGGTATATTCCTCGTCGTATTCGTCGTATTCGCCATTAACTTCTACCTCCACTTTAGGTTTTAATATTCCCCTTTCATAATCCGCCGTAAACTCCACGCTTATAATCTCCGCTCTCGGCTCGTATTCTCCGATTTTGTCGTAAATATCTGCCGTTGCAAGTGCCGTAGCTGTTGTAATTGGCTTGTCTATATAAGCTGCATTTAATCCAAACTCACGGTTAAGGGGTATATCATATTCTATTGAGGACAGTAAAAACCAAACATTTTGTATTACTTCCTCGTATAATGTTTTCGGTGCAAGGTTTATAGGCTGTTCCTGTGTCGTGTCTATCGTAAAACTCATTTCTGCCTACCTTTCTACCTCTTTGCGTACTGTTCAAGTGATAATGTGCTTTTTGCTATCAACAGGTTTCCTTGATTATCAAATCTTTCATAATCTTTCGTATGTCCTGTTATAACCCATTGGCTGCCATACTTCGTACCTCTGATTATAAGCGTAAGGATTTTTCCTTTTTTTCTGTACTTGTCTATCTTATCCTGCATACTCTTAGGATTTACCCCGAGAAATGCGGATAGATAAATTGTAAGGCTTGCCGTGTCTGCATCATTGTATTGAAACTCTAACAACGGCTTTTTTAAGTGTCTTGTATGCTTTGCGTAGTTGGTTTTACTGTCTATTTTCAAATCTTCAAAGGTTTTTACCTTATTCGCTGATACCTTAAAGACAATATCCCCAAGTGTTCCAATCTCTGCCATTAGATACCTCCTATAACAAATCCGTCCCCCTCTCCGTCCGGCTTGAATATACACAATACCCATTGCCCTACGGTCGGAATCCAAGGTTTTATTTTAATATCGCATCCTGTTTTACATTCCACGGTTGGCGTTCGTTTTACAATCCTTAAATCGCCTGTTACTATGCCCTGGTCCGGAATCTTTACCCTTGCTGTCATATTCCCGGAATCAACCTTACTTACCTGTCCTATTCTTACAATGTCTTTCAATTCCTGTATGTCTGTATTTCCGAATCCTGCCATTTAATAACCCTCCAATACACTACGCAATTTAATCTGTACCTTGTATCCGCCTGTCAAGCTGTGCTGTGCCTGCTCAACTATGTATTTGCCGTCAAATTCTCCGTATCCGTAAACAGTTACGGTAATTCCTGCTACATAGTCCACATCTCCAACTAAAGTAAATTCTGCCGTGGTTTCTCCTTTGTTTCTCTGTCTTAATTGGCACTTTGCCAACTCCAAGGCTTCCGCTTCACTCGATACCTTATGTTTAAATTCGTATATCTGTCCGTCCGGGTCTGCCCCCGGTGCTGTGTATGTAGCTTCAATGGTTTTCTTTGTGTCGGGGTCTGTGTATGATACATGACATTTTGAATATGATGTATCCGCTGTCTTTGTCGAAAAACTGTAGCTTAATACATTTTCTTTTCCCGCTTTAATCTTTTTAACGGATGATTTCTTTTCATAATCCACCTCGTCAAAAAGGACTATTGTTTTTGATGTAACTTTTAAGGAAATGCCTGCATTTTTGCATAGTTTTTTCAAAAAGACTATATCCGCTGTGTTTACCTGTTCCTTTCTTCTGTAACTTAGGTTGTGGCTTGAAAGATACATTACTTTCATGCTGTTACCCTCGCCTATCTTTTCTGCTATATTTTTAAGATTGGTATTTTCCCAAGTCTTAGATTTCTTTTCCTGTCTTAGTTTTGTGCTATATGGTATTGATGTAGCTTTTATAGTCAGCTTTTGCGGTGGTCCTTGATAACTTACGCTGTCAATTTCAAATTTTCCACAATCCAATACCTTATCTTTTCCGTCTGAATACGGATTTTTCTGTATTACAATGGCGTGTATCTCCGTGCCTTTAAATGCTTTCTTTTCTTTTATTACGGTTGTTTTAGTCGTTGTTGTCGGTGTTCCGCCCTCAACATCTGAAGCATTGCACCAACCGTATACCCTTTGTCCGTCTTGTGATATTAAGTGATACGGGTGTGCGTTGTGGTTTGCTATTGTGCATTTACAAGTGCTTGCACCCCTGTTTACGGTCGGTTCTGCTGCCATAGAGGATATATATACCGGTCCGCCTTTGAACTTTACAATAGCACCTACTTTTATCTCTCCACCGCCTGTAGTGACCGTTTCCGTCTTGGTTCTTACTGCTTTGCTCGTATTGAGCCAATCCTTTATCCATTTGCCCTCCCTATCGTCTAGGGATATGCTTATATCGTCTGTTTCGTCCTCTTCTTTGTCCGTGTAGGACAGGGATAACAGATACTTGGATAACTCTTTGGATATATCTGCACCTTTAAAATATAGTTTTATCACGGTACGCCTTGCGTAGTTTTTATTACTCACTTACCGTTACCCCCTGTTTCCACGGTGGCAGGGATTCCGATACCGTTAATTCAATTTCCGGCAAGGTCAATACAACCCCTGCCGGAAAAATATAGGTATCTTTATACTCAATATTCGCCTTAATAAGAGTATCCATATACATTTCATTGCCATAGGCTTTATAAGCCACAATATCCCAAGTATCCCCGGATACCGTTGTATAAGTGTTATTAAGCATATACTACCCTGTCCTCCTGTTCTTTTTGTTCTTTCAGAATCGCAACAATGATTGCTCGTAACTTCTCTAAAAATGCTTCGTCATACTGTTCCAACTGCTGCTTAATGTTATTTGCTTCGCCGTTTCCGTTTACTACAACGCTTGGCGAATTTTGAACATTTATAACGATTGTGCCGGCCCCGCTCATTCTTGCAGATACATTATCCGCCGTCTGTGCCTGTGAGATATTGTTAAATATCTGTCCTGTCTGTGCTGCCGTAAATACTTTTCTGTTGGCAGCGTTTGTAATCAACTCTGGGCCATTCTCTCCGGCTATAAATGTACCCGGTGTCCTGTCTGTACCTTTTGCAAATCCCGGAATCAAAGGTATGTTAATTCCTTTTCCGCCAAGTCCGGGAACCCAATCCGGCACTTTCAATTTATTAAGTCCACCGATTACAGTATTAACCGCTGATACAACGGCTCGTAATGGTGCTTTGATGATTTCGCCAAGTCCTCCGACCGCTCCCGAAAAGATAGACTTAATTCCATTCCAAGCCTGCGACCAATTACCTGTAAATACGCCTGTCACAAAATCTATGATTCCGCCTAATACAGTCATAAGATTTTGAATTATGCCCTGTACCGAACCAATCACGGATTGAACCACGGATAAAATTACAGGCATCACGGATTGAACTACCTGTAAAATTCCCTGTACGATTGGTGCTACTATGTTCCAAATCGTTGTCAATGCGGTTTGAATTGCTGGAAGCAATACCGATAAGACATTAGTAACCACAGGTAAGATTGCTTGAATCGCTGCCGATATAGCGGGTAATACAGTGCTTGTTATGAAACTGAATAACTCCGATATAATCGGTAATACATAGGTCTGTAAAAACGTGATAAGCTGCGATATAATCGGCATTAACCCGGCTATAAAATTTGCAATAATCGGAATAACTGCACCGACAAAATCAACAATACTTTGAATGATTGACATTATCGTAGGTGCTGCTGCCTGTATGAAGCTTACAATGCCCGGCACAACATCATTTATAATTACCTGTAATACCTGTTCTGCGACAGGAACTACATAGGTTGTCACAAATGCTATTACATCCGATACCGCCGTTTTTACTTTTCCAAGGATATTAACAAGCGTATCAAATACCTGTACGCCTTTATCCCCGAAAATTTCTTGTATCTTGTTTCTTGCTTCTCCGATATTGCTATCAGAGAAAATATTTTTAATAGTATCTCCGACACTCGTTATAACCGCCACAATCTTATCAAAGATTGCCAACGCTTCACTTCCGAATGTTTTTTCTATAAATGCTCTGATTTCCTGTAAGTGGTTCTTAACTAACTGGATAACGGTAATAATCGTTGTGATTACTCCGACAATCGGTAATATCTTTCCTACCACTCCGCCAAGCGGACCGAATACAGAACTTGCCAAATTTCCCAACGGTCCAAGCATTGTTTTTATAGCATTTCCTACAGGTGCTATAAACTTCGTTATCTTTCCGAATCCTGCCCCTATAAGATTTCCAACCTTGCCTAACGGCGAATTTGCAATAATACCGCCTAATCCCGATAGGATACCGCCAAGTCTGCCACCCATTCTTGTAAATGGTGTCAAAAACAAGTTAAGTAACTTTGAGCCTGCACCTGTTACCGTACCGCCGATTTTTCCGCCTAAACTGCTGAATACACCGCCGATTTTTGTAAACAATGTGCTATTGCTTAACACACCGCCCAAAGCACTACTTACGCCCCCGGCTGCGTTCTTTACGCTTGTGAAGTATCCAAGAATACCGCTACCGATATTCTTAAAGTTTAAAAAGCCACCTGTAAGGCTTGATAGGTATGCGTTCATACCTAACCCTTGGAGTTTTGCAAAGGCTCTTTGTATTTTATATACACCGCCTTTTACTTCAAGGAATCCTAATTTTGCTGCAAGTCCTCCGACTTTCAACCCAGCTAATGCAACTGCAACCTTGGCGATAGTTTTTACTGCCTGTGGATTTTCCCTTACAAAGTCTGTCACTACATTTACTATTCCCGTAAATTTCTTTATGCCCTCTGTGAGGGTTGGCAATAGTAATTCTCCAAGTTCTACCTGTAAGGCATCAAAGGCAGATTTTGCCAATGTGATACTTCCGTTAAGGTTGTCTAACTTGGTTTCTGCCATTTGTTTAGCTGCACCGTCACAGTTATATACCGCATCTGTAAGTTTGTTAAAATCCGCTTCGGATGCGTTTACTATGGCAAGCATACCCGCAAAACTTTCTTTTCCAAAAATCGTTGTTGCTGCTGCCACCTGTTCCGATTCGGACAATCCGCCTAAACTGCTTCGGAGATTCTTTACTACATCCCCAAAACTCTTCATAGAGTCGTCTGCATTTGTAAGGCTTATGCCGTATTTCTCCATTGCTGCTGCTTGTGCATCTGTCGGCTTTGCCATATTGGCTAATGCCGTCTTTAAGCTTGTACCTGCGACCTCCGCCTTGATACTTGCATTTGCCATAAGACCAATGCCTAAAGACATATCCTCTACGCTATATTTTAATGCTCCGGCTACAGGTGCAACCTTTTGGAATGTTGACCCCATCATACTTACATTGGTGTTTGCGTTGCTAGATGCCTGTGCCAATACATCCGAAAAATGCCCGGCATCTGATGCACTTAACCCAAAAGCTGTTAAGGCATCCGTTACAATATCGGATACACTTGCCAAATCTTCCCCGGAAGCTGACGCAAGGTTCATAATACCCTCGATACCGCCTAACATATCCTCGGTTTTCCAACCCGCCATAGCCATATATTCCATAGCTTGTCCGGCTTCTGTTGCGGTAAATTTTGTTGATGCCCCCATTTCTTTAGCTTTATTGGATAGTTGGGCGATTTCCTCGGTTGTTGCTCCCGATATTGCCTTTACTCCCGACATCTGCTCTTGAAATTCGGCTGCCTTTTTAACTGGTCCGGCATATATCGCCGTTCCTACCGCTGCGATTGCTCCTATCGTTCCTGTCAACTCTGACTTTGTTTGTGCTATCGCTGCGTTGTTCCTGTCTATTTTTTCGTTAATGGCTGCAACTTTTTCCTGTGATTTCTGCAACCTGTCATATTGCTTTTGTAATTCCTCCGTGTTCTTGGCAAGGTTATCTGTATTTATGCCCGCTTCTTGGAGTGCCTGCCCCATTTCCTCTAGCTTTTCCGTTTCATCTGCTGCCTTATCTCTCGCCTTTGCTAATGCTTCCGTGTTTGCTTCTAATTTCTTTTTAAGTTTTTCGGATTCTCCGCCTGTTGCATCATACTCCGCCTGTAACCTTTGATGCTCTTTTTCAAGGTCTGTAACTCTCTGCTTGCTTCTCTCTACCGCTGTCTGCTGTTTCTCATAAGCTGATACATCCTTTAACTTATTTCTAATCTCTTTCAGATTATCGCCCAAAAGGGTCATTGTGCTGTTTGCTGTCTTAAAGGTCTTAGAGAAGTTCGGCCCTAAGGCTGCGGTTAATTGAAAGAAAAATTGAAATTGTCTTGCACTCGCCACGCCTTTACCTCCTTTCGGGCATAATAAAAGCACCTGCCTGTGCAAGTGCTGAATCTATGTAAATTATGATTATTTTCTTTGTTAAAATCCGCCCTGTATTTCAAGGGCGGATATGCTATTGGTTGTTCTGTTGTTGTGCTTTTTCTTTTTCTATCAATCCGTTAAGGCTTCGTATCCACCCTCTTAAATCACGGATTGTAAGGCTTACCCAATAATCAACCCCTGTGTGTGTCTGTCTTGAAAGTAAAAGTGCATTTTCTCTTACCCAAGTTCCGGGGTTTAATCTGTTAAGCCTGTTGTCACTAAAAAATCTCTGCTCTTATTCTTGATTTTTCCAAAATCACGGATAGGTAAATGCTCGATAAGGTCACTTCCTACGCCTGCTGCTCTCGCTGCCATTTTTGACAGGAAAGATGTTGAAATTTCCGGCGATAATACATACTCGCCAACTGCTGCCATTTCATTTTCAACGGCAATCATATCCGAACCTAAAAGACCCTCGAAATCAAAAGTCAACTTATCGTATGTCTTTCCCTCAAATTCAAAAGGCTTCTTGAATACATGTGTATAATTTAATCCGTCTGTGTCCGATTCGGTCACATTTGTTTTCTTTTCTTCTGTTGCTACTGCTGTCTGCTTTACATCTTCCATTGTGTTTAATCCTCCAAATTTCTACCAAATACAGGAAAAGCACGGTTTCCCGTGCTTATTTTCCAAGTGCCTTTCTTACATCCGCTAAGTAATCTTTTCCGTTTACATAGTAGATATAATTAAGTGGGTCAATCTCCAACTTTTTCTTGCCGTCAATGTATGTAGCGTAATAACTTACTGCATACTCTCCACTTACCTCTGCTGCCGCTGCCGTGGCAACTTTTCCGGGGTTAAGTTTCTTCGGAGTTACTACAAGGATGTGTTTTACAGATACAACCTCTGTAGTACCCTTTACGGTGTCTTTCTGCTGCTGTGCTGCTCTTAAATCAATATTATGCTGTCTAGGCTCATGTAATTTAATCGCATTATTTGTTACCGTTCTGAAATTAAGGGTAAGGCTCATTGCTTCAATCGCACCTAAAATTACAGATTCGATTTTACCGCCAATGCCGGCCCCGCTGATTTCTTCGGTAATGTTTGAAATTTCGGGTAATGTAACTTCGGAGATTCCGATATATTCCGTTGCATCTTCGTACACCGCAAACCCGATTACTGTTTCGTCAATCTTTGGCATCCTGTTTTACCTCCTACGCAAAAATATTTTCGAGATAACTTACGTCATACTCTAATACAAAATCAAGTTCCTTTGCAGGGCTTGGCGGTGTAAGGTAGATATGGAATTTTGCCTTGCCTGCCAATAAGTCCGCTGTGGTGTTTTCTTCCTCCAAGAACTCAACACGACCGCCTAAAATCTTCTCTTCCGCCATTAAGCCGTTGAGCCAAATGTTAATACTCTGTGTTACGGATTCGATAAGGCGTTTATTCAACTTCTTATCAACCTTGCTCCACATTGAGAGAATAACGGAATTTGCTACCCAACTAAACATACGGCTTACGCAATAGAAGTAATCCGTAACATCTGTGTTTGCTGGGTAGCAAGCTGTTTCATTACCCCAAGATACAAAACTTCCCGTAAGGTTTAATGCCGTGATAATTCCGTTTGAGTTGAGGTAGTTTGCCTTTACAAGGTCCAAAAGTACCTCCGTGCCGTCCGCAAGTGCCATTCCGTCAATCTGAATAGTCTTGTTACTTGCGGATTCGCACGGCGAACCTCCGCCTAAATCCTCTGTTGCATCTGTCTTTGACATAACGCCCGCTTGATGTACTGATGAATGGTAAATTTTACCGCCAAGTGTATACTTGGGCCATGTAACAAGCTGTGACGGCTGTGTGATATTGTTATTATTCTTCCATGCCGGAACATCTGAATATGCCTTTACTGTATTTGTATCCGCATCAATGATTGCTTTTCCTGTAAATAATCCGTTGATGTTCTCCGCCTTTGCTGCCATAATTGCAGCCACCTCCGAATCTGTAGAAAAATTCGGTGCAAGGAAGAGTGTAGGGATAACGCCGTACTTAGGATATACGGAATCTACTAACTCAAAACCACTTGATTTATTGGTGTTTGTGTCATATCCTCCGATAATTTCCTTTTTTGTAACCTTGCTAGGGTCAACAGAATTAAACTTAATATTAAGTCTTGCGTTGTCCGCTTTGATTTTTCCGCTTTCGATACGCTCCAACCTTAATACTCCTTCTGTATAAAAAAGGTCGTAATCTTCGCCCCTTGTGTATGCTTCTGTAAGTGAATCCTCGCCGTCATATCCTTTTACCTCTACCGTATTGCTTACTGCTTCATACGGTAACTCTGTAATTCCTCCGGCTAATGTCTTTTCTGCTGTTTCCGCTCCTTTAAGGTGCTTTGTGGGGTCAAGGACATTAACCATAATAATAGGCCCATTGGAATACAGCTTAAATGATGAATAGATTTCCTCGCAAATATCGTATTTATCCCATTCGTCACTATATCCCATTGCTGCCACCGCTTCCGCATAATTGGAAGCATATACAGGCTCGTTTACTTTTCCGCCTACTGTATGTACCGGGGCAGTACCTACAATGAGGTGTATGCTGCTGTCCGCAACAGCAGGTGTTGAAACGCTTGTAGCCTGTTTACTTGCTTTCGCTCCATGATAGTAATTGCTCATTTACCTTAATCCTCCTTTGGTTTTCTCATAAGGCTTAAAACATCATTGTAATATTTGTTTAACAATGTTCCCGCTTTCTTTGTTTTTGGTTTGTTTACCGCAAGACTCTCCGTGGTTACGATAAGCAACCTTACCTGTGGTAACTTCTCAATGGTTGGCTTTAAATATTTCTCAATTTCCGCTCTGCTTCCTGTGAAAATTGTATTTTCTACCAACCCTGTGTTTGTTGTCGGTCCGATATATATAAATCTTTCCTCTGTGGCACTCGTATTTGCCGTTTCCTGCGGTTTTTCTGCTTCTGTCGTAGATTTTACCGCCTGTTCTGTTTCTTCCGCCTTTGTGGCTGTTTTGCTCGCTCTCGGCATACTTTCCAACCTCCTTTACTCTAAATACTGTCTTACATTCCTGTGAATCTGTGGCAACTCCCATATTGTCATTAACTCTCCAACTTGGTACAACTCCATGTTTTCATCATAGATTATTGTTTCTATCGGCATTTGACACGAATAGTGTTCATCTACTACCACATCCTCTAACAGACTTGTTTCTATCTTTGTTGCAAGGTTTAGGCATTGCATATAATTTTCGTTTTTATCTTCCGAAAATGTAACGCAAATAATACGCACCCTGCATACATTCTCTTCATTATCTACCTTTTTGGTAAGTAATTTAAGAAGTATGTAGGGTGCTGCTTTCTTTTCCTGTTCCTTGTTTGGCAAGTTCCCGATAAAGACTAACGGCGGTCGTTCTCCGGGGTCTGTTCCATTTTCCGGCACTCTTGCGATTAACCGCATATCTTTTACTTTATCTTCCATATAGGCTTTAAGTGCATTTAATAGGTCAATCGCTGTCATTAACTACCTCCGTTCAATATCCTGTCAATTTCGTGTTCCATACGGTTGTTGATTACTTCGTTTACCCTGTCCTCGACCGTCTTTAATACAACGGCGTTTTCAGCCATTCTTGGTACGGACGGACCGTAAAGCTGTTTAATCGGATAGCTTGAATCGTTTTTACGTTCATATATCCCTATATGCCCGTTTGGCATTTGTGCGGTAAATGCTTCCGCAAATTCCACTTGGCTTTCATCTCTTTTTACTGCTGCCTTAACAGGCGTTTTACCGTATGTTGCTTTCTGCGGTGTGACATTGTACTTAATAAGCGGGATAACCGTACCTGCGTACTCAATGCTCCCTATCAGTCCGTCACTCCGCATTTCAACCTTTTTATATCCAATGTGTGAATACCTCGATATGACTGCCGGGCTTACATAGTACACGCTCTTAATCTGCTTATTAAAAGCCGTCCGCCCTGCTGTCAATCCTCTTTGCATAGCAGGCTTTAATACTTTTTCGTCCGCTTTTCCTAAACCGGACAAAATAGCGTGTAGCCTGTTGGTGGTTTCCTGTGATACTTCAATGTCTACCATTTATTCATCCTCCCCCACCAACTCAATAATAAGTTCGTTGTACTCTGTTGTAACCTCGGATATTTTATACAGTTCGTTACCTATCCACATTCTCATACCCTGCCTTGGTTCTTTTTCCAAGTCAGATAATCGGATGCGTACTACAAGCAACTTTTGGTATATGCCCTGTGCATGGTCCCCGGATAGCATTTGTCGGCGTGCTTCTGCTGCATCCGAATCAAATATAACAGGCACATTCCTGTCTACTCCGTCAATGCGTATCCTCTGCAATTCTGCAAATTCCTCCGTATTGTAAAAAATGCGGTCCAAGTCCTTATCAAGCATTTCCTTAAAGTTTTTCATAGGCTGCCACCGCCTTTAGCAGACGGTAGCAACATACCAAGAATCTACTTCGTGAGGTACACAAAGAGGTGCTGAATTTAACTGTAAGAATCTTCTAGGAGGTCTACGCTCTACCCACTGTTCCGGGATTCTCGCACCCTCTACAACCTCGATTGTCTTACCTGCTTCGTCCGTTACTCCGACAGCACCGTAATACATTGAGTAATTTGCTTCTGTCGAAAGAAGAACTACAACATTGGCAGGAAGTAAAGGCTTATCCTCCGGCTGTTCTTTTTTTGTCCAGTTATCTAAGTACCACTCGTTGTATGTGTAAATGTCCATAGCAAGTTCATGGATAGTACCGATATAGGTAGCACCATTCGGTAACTCCCTAGGTGCGATAACGGCAGCTTCAACACGTCTTGTATCAAGTACCTTTAATACCTCTTCGTCTACTAAGAACGCTTCTAAGGCATCTGCACCCATAAGACATACGTTGCAGTTTACAAAACCTTTCTTCTGTACCTGTTTTCTCCATTCTTTTAACTGCTTAATCTTACCGCCTGTCTTTTTATTCCAAGCATTAGTACCGCTTAATGTCAATTTGTTTGTAAACTGAAAATCAATTTCTGCCTGTAATTCTTTTCCGTCTTTGTCAAGGATAGGAATTTTACCTGTGAATAAAGCCTGACAGCACATCCATTCCTCACGGCGTGTAATCATTTCGTCAAGTTCTATAAAATCCCTCTGCATTTTCTCTACTGCTCTCTGATTCGGGGATTTACCGCCGTAAAGACTTTCGCCCGGTGTACGCTTCAAAATATCGTCAACGGTTGTAATTTTGTTTGGTGCTACAAGTGGTGGCTCGTAGGTGTTTGTTTCGTACCCCTCGTTGTCGATAGTCACACCGCCAATCTTTTTATGTACGAATGGTGCAAGCTGTCTGTTTCCTTTCTTAAAATCTACATCAATCTTCTGTGTGTCGAATGTTTCGACATTGCGGAAGAAAGTAGACTTAATGAACGTCTGCACTTTAGGCATACGCTCTACAAGTTTCCCCATTGTTCTAGGGTCGTAAATGCTGATATTTGCCATTTTTATTTATCTCCTTTTCTCTATGCTGTTGCGTTGTCTGTATCTACGAGGAAAATACCAATTTTTCTAAATGGTGCTTTAAAGTCTGCTGCCGTCTTGCCTACAGGTACTTCAATCGCACTACCGAAAAATTCGCCTGTGAGGTAATATACTACCTCTTCTCCCTCTTCTGCGTTTTCCGCTGCAAGACCGTATACATCTGCTACGGTATCTGCTGTTACCGCCTTAATTTTTCCGTCCGTGCCTAATGTAATAGGCATAAGTTCGTGAATTGTTTCTCCACTTGCTACTGTGCCCGAATCGGTCACAACGGGAAAATCCCCGGCGTGTACCATTTTAGGGGAATAACTTTCTAACTTCTCTTTTCCTGCCATTGTTCTTTACCTCCTGTTATTTTGTCTGCGGATACATCTGGTCGATAATATCGCCGAATGGGTCTTTATCTTCTCCCTGTCCGCCATTGTTAGAAGCTGGGGTTACGTCTTTTACTCCCGATTTATCTACATCATCCTCACGGTCGTTTAAAAACGCCTGCCCTGTTTTTTTCTGTGCTGCTACAATCTGCATTGCAAACGCTTCCGCACTTACAGGCTCTTCATACTTTGCCTTATTCGCCAAATCCTCGAATCCCGGCAATGTGATTTCATCAATCGCCTTGATTCTTGCTCTTTCTGTATCTACTGCTGCCTGTGTGTCCGCTCCGGCGTTGTCTTTTGCTCCTGCCAAAACCTCGGTTCTATACGCATTGGCTACGTCCGGGTGGTTCTTTTTAAACTCTTCCAATGTCATGTTATTGCCCTCCTTGTTTTTTCCATTGGTTTTATAGTTATTATTATGGCTATTGGCGTAGCCTAATAATCCTTTTGGTATCGTGCTGAATCTCTCTAAGCCGATAGGTACGGAATTCACTATTACTTTTTCCGCATTTTCTACTTCTGTATCCACATCCGTAAACATTACTGCGGTACAAAAGCCTGCTTCTACTGCTTCCTCGCCTGTGAACCATTCGCCCTCATTTGTCATAAGGCTTTTTATTTCTTCCTCTGACTTGTCTGTGACTGTCATGTAGCAATTAACAATAGATTGCTTGATTGTTTCCAACTCTTTAACAATGTTTTCTAAATCTGTTGTATTGTAATATCCAATCAATCCGGCTAATGGGTCGTGTATCATAAATACACCGCCTACAGATATTTCTATCGTATCGCCTGCCATAGCAATAATGGTTGCTGCACTTGCACACCAACCGTCAATTTTTACCGATATTTTCGCCTTATGCTCTTTTAATCGTGTATATATCGCTACTGCTGCAAATACATCCCCTCCGCCCGAATTGATACGCACGGTTATTTCATCTACCGCCCCCAAGTCTTTTAACTCTTGATTAAATATACTTGGTGTGATTTCATCTCCATACCACGAATACTCGGAGATTTCGCCATACAATAGCATTTCTGCCGTGTTGCTCTCTTCGTCCGGCACAAAGTTCCAAAACCTTTGTACTTCGTTCTTATTCCTCGGTTTCTTCCTCTGCCTGCCCTCCGTCATTGTCGGGGTTGTTTTCTGTGTCTGATTCCTCACGTCCGTTAATATTCTCAACGGTTTGTGTATCTGTCTTTGCACCTCCTGTTACCTCCTTTAACAATTCCTCTTCACGCTTTCGCTGTTTGATATTTTTGTAAAAGTCTGTGCCTGTAAGTTCCCTCGCTTCTCTTTCTCTTGTGGAATAGCCACCCTGTACCCTCTTCTCGGCAGCTTCAACCTCTTTTGTCGGGTCAAGCTGTCCGGCACTCGGTCCCGTCCACTCCGCCGAACAATAGGCATCTTTAATAATCGGGTCTGCAAAAAATCCGGGTGCTTTGATTCTCCCTTTTGCTACCGCTTCGCTTAACCATTCCTCATAGATTGGTTGGCAAAAATCAGCAACAAACCACGCCCGATACATTTTTACAACCTTGAAAAATTCAAGGATTGCGGCCCTTGATGCGGAATAGTTGCTTGAAAAAGCCATAATCAGTATTTCGTATGGGATTTCCAAGGCTGCCCCTATCTGCTTTAGCACTGCAATTACAAACGGGTCAAAGTTCGGGTTTGGTCTGCCCGGATTTACCATATTGGCTTTTTCTCCCTCTCCAAGGTCGATTACTGCCCCCGGTGCAAGCTCAATACTGTTTTCGTCCTCTTGGTCTACCTGCATCTCTTCCGGGATGCTTTCCCCAAACGGCACATCATCACTTGCACTTTCTTTTTCAATAAACACGGTAAATAATCCGTTAATAACTGCTGCCAATACTTCCGCTTCTGTGTATCGTCCTAGCTGCTTTATCGTGTCAATTACAGGTGCTAAAAAGGGAACTCCTCGGACTTGCCCGATTCGTTCCCTGTTCATAACGTGTAATATGTTTCTTCGCCCTGTTTTTTCTCCGTATGCAAGCACTCTTACCCACTCTCTCGGTTCTCTATCCGTAAATGACAACGGATGAAACTTTGATACATGGTAGGCAATAACCTCTCCTGCTTTGTTCTTTTCTACACCCTCGCAAAATAAAGGGTTTACCCTTTCGTTATCCGGGGTGCTTACTCTGTCTGCTTCAAGGGTTTGTATTCTAAGGTCGTAAACGCTTCCTACCCTCTTGGTTGTTGTCATTAGTACGAACGAATCGCCACTAAGCAAGGCATTTAAAAATGCCAACTGCTGCAACTGATAAAAATTGTCTATGCGTTCAAGGTCGCAATTCGTAGAATCCGCCCAATGTGCAAATTCTCTTTCTATCGTTTCCTCTAACTCTCTTGCTTCCTCCGGCTCAATCTTTAATACTTCCTCATTGATTGATGCTTTTAGGTGTAATCCAATTCCTATAGTATTGGTTCTAAGCCTTTTTATTGCCCCTGTGGCAACATTTGAGCCACCATAGAATAAATCCCTAGACCTCTGCCTTAAAGGGTCTATATTGTCCTCTATGTCCTCTCTGTGGCTACCTCCGCCGTGCGTCCAACCTATAAGGCTTTTCTTTGTAGCACTTGCACCGTAGTTTCCGTAACCACTGTCAATCATACTAAGGCGTTTTTTTGCCACTTCTCGCTTTAATGCCCTTTCCGGGGATATTGCTTTTATGGCTTTATCAATAAAATTCAAGGCTTAAACCTCCTTTCTCCGTATTTTAGGTACGAAAAAAGCACCTTGGATGCTTCTATATCTCCTTGGTGCTTTGCTATTTTATATATTATCACAAAAAATCGGGCAATGGCGGGCAATCTTTTATTTTCCTGTTTTGCTTGTATTTTCGCCCTTTTCTGCTGTTTTTGCCTATAAATCTCTTGGCACAATCCTATATACCCTGTTCCTGCCTTTTTTCTTTGCTAAATTCTCCAATTCCGCCACCTTATTACTCCAATATTCTATCTGTTTACGGATTTCTGCTAAATTTGCCCTTGTAAAGGACTTTCCGCCTATTGTGTATGATTGGTTTATTGCTACCTCGTTTTCCGCTTCCAACCATATTTCCAAGTGTTTTTTTGCTACTTCAAGTGTTATTGCTGCCATTATGTTATACCTCCACTTCGATTTCCTCTATGTCTTGTGTGTTTTCGTGTTGCCTGTACCTCCGTATTTTTCTTCGGTGGCTCTTTTAGTGTTAATCCTGTAATTTCTATTGCTGCCTGTGCGTAGTTTCTGCAATCTAAAGGCTCATTTCGTTTTGTTTCTCCTGTAAGTTCCCATACAAAATACGGTCTGCCTTTTTTATATTTTAATACCTGTTTCTCTGCCGTAAGACCCTTAAAATAATCCTCGTCATATCCTCGGATGTATTCGTTTTCGTCTTTCGGAAAGTGGCAGTATCCGGGACCCTCTTCCTCAATCTGCAACCTCTGTAGTAAAAGAGATTTACCTGTATCAACTCCAAGGGTAAATAAACACGCCTGTTCCCTGTTGTTTTTTGTCGGCTTTGATATGTACGGTCTTGCCGTACCCTCATTACCTCCCTTTATTGCAAATATCTTTCTTGCCGTTCTCGCTTTACAGAATTTATATACTTTGTTGGTAAAATGTCCGCCCGAATCCATACAGGCACATGATATTCTCATTGCTGTACCGTCCGCTTTCTTAAATGTCTGCTTTAGAAAATCGTCAAGGTTTTTCCATACTTCCGATTGTTTCAAATCTCCGTATATCCTCTTGTAGATTATGCCGTAACTTTCGTGTTCCACGCCCCAACCTACTACCTCGACCTCGAAACGGTCGTCCTGTGTATCTATTCCTGCCGTGATTGCTATAACTTCGTCCGGCACTTCGCAACGGTATCTTTCCCTACGCTTCAACAGGTCATCTTTACTTGCTTTTTCGCCCTGTTCCTCCCAAGGCTGCCCCAACTCGGTATTAACCCAAGATTTCATAAGTTCGATATTACCTTTTTTTAATGCCTGGTCCGCTTCGATAAAGCCTTTTACTATCTTATCCCAACCAAAAAAAGTAGATGCCAAAGAGTTAAAGTGGAATCCTCGCACTTTACGGTTTGGATATTTTGCCACATACCGCCCCTCGTTAAAATGTTCTTTCCACTCAACCTCTGTATGTACTACTCCACATTTTGCACATACATAGGTTGTACTTTCTATTTCCCCGTCTGCATCCACCTTATAGATTAAATTACTCCATTCCAACGGTTGTAATTCTCCACAACTCGGGCAAGGTACATTCCATTCTTCCATAGTTGAATGTTCGTACTCCATTTCTATACGGCTTGCCCCTTTTATCGTTGGCGTGCTTGTGTCTACCTCTTTTCGATTCCAATATGTTGTAAGTCGTTTCCCTGCAAGTATCAGAGGGTCCCCCTCCGCTCCTGCTGTTGGTGGGTAAGCATCTATCTCGTCCGCCAATAATATACGAATCGGTCGGCTTCGTAACTCTGTTGGAGAGTTTGCACCTGTCATTGTGATACGTCCGCCCGGAAACGCCTTTTTAAAGATTGTGTTTCCTGCGGTTCGGCTTTTCTCATTTATCTTATCCCTTAATGCCGGGGTATCTCGTACCATTGGCATAAGCCTATCTTTACTCATTGTTTCCGCAAGGGATAAGGTCGGCTGCATACACAATATGGTGCATGGGTCATAGTGCATATAATAGCCTATTGTATTAAGCAAAAAAGCATCTGTTTTTCCCATTTGTGCAGCACTCATAACCACAACTTTTTCAACGGATATATCCGTTATTGCATCCATAATCTCCCGCTGCCACGGTGCTTTTTCCGTGTTCCATTTGCCGCCTTTGCTTCCCGATTCAGAGGATAAACGGCGGTACTTGTCCGCCCATTGCGATAGTGTACGGTCGGGCGGTGGTTCTAGCACCTTAAATATTCTGTTAAAAAGGTCAATCGTTTCCTTCTTCATCTTCTTTTATTTCCTCTGTAAACATCCTCTCAAAATCGGATAACTCGTTAAGTGCTTCTTTTATCCTATCATTCAGATATAAAAAAATCTTTGCTTTGTCCGTCATTGATGCCAGCTTGTCCGCTTCCTCCGCCGGAATAGCACTTAAACGGCTTTTGAAATTTATCAACATTGCCGTCATTACTCTTTCTATATCTTCCGATTTATGTAATTCTCCTTTTTTAACCGCAAGGTCTAATTCTTCATTAAGCCTTTTCGCCTTAGTTAGTTTGGCTCTCTCTTCGTTTAGGTCTACCGCTTCCTGTGATTCCGGGTTACGGTCCCTCAAATATTTTATGTACGCCCTGTTGGTTTCTGCTAATGCGTACAAGTTTCCTTTTTTTGTTTGTAAAATTCCTTTTTGTGTCAACCTCTCCACATTTTTAGGGGTCATATCTAGGAATTTTGCGACCGCATTTTTATCATAGAGTTTCAAAATCCTACCCCCTTTAAAAAATTTTGCGGATTTTTGGAAGTCGTTTTTTCGCCCCCGAATCTAGGAAGCGTTTGGGGTCACGGCACCCTCATGCCGTTCAGACGGCTTACAGTACCTACGCACCTCGCCGTCCGTGGCGTGTGCCTGTGTCCGCCTGTGGTGCTGTGCGTGGTGTGTGCCTGCCTGTGCGTGCGTGTGTGAGCGTGTGGCGGTGCGTGGCGTGGCTACTGCTGCCGTGTGCCTGTGCCTATACCTCGCTGTCCTCGCTGTCCTCGCTGTCCTCTGTGTAGCTATCGTCTATCTCTCCTGTATCGGGGTCTACATCATACTCCCCGCTTATCTTCTGCTTCATCAATGCGTACCGCTTCTCTTCCAATGCGATACGGCGTTGCTCTAACTCATAGGACTTTATTGTATCAAGCAGCTTTATTATTCTGCCGTGTACTTTATTAAGCTGGTCCTCTAGCTTATTGGTTCTTTCAAATGCAGAGGATTTAATAGTTGTTTCCATAGCAACGCTTAGAGTCGGTCCCTTTGGCTTAATCTCTCCGTCCTCTGTGTACGCTTCGTAAGGGTCGCTGTCCTCTCCCTCTTTGTTTGGTGTACGCATTTCAACAACCTTGTCCGTATATAGGTTGCCTGTGGTGTCTGTGTTTAATTCTTTTATCCTTTTTTCCAAATCTTTTTCTTTGGCTATAAGGCTTTGTAATTCTCTTAATGTGTTTTCCCCTGTATCAAGGGTAACCGATTCTATCAAGGCTTTTTCATCCTCTGATAATTCATCAAAATACACCTTAGAATATGCCCCGTGTGTTTCTGCATTTTTATTTCTTACAGGGGCCCCGTGACCCTTGGCGTTTTTATTGCCTTTTTGTCCGCCCCTCTTTTGGGGTTTATTTTCAAGTGCATCATTCCACTTGTCTACACACTTCCATTTTCGCACCTTTGCCGAATCAATCCCCAAGGCTTCCGCAATTTCTGTATTCTTCATTAAGCCATCTGAATCTAAAAAAAGTTGCTTCGCCTTTTCCCTGTTTTCGTCTTTCTGTCTTGCCAAGTCAAAACCTCCTTTCGTTTGTTTTCCCGGTTTTCGGCTTTCCGTTCTTTCGGAATCTTCGCATTTTTGCAAATTCAAATTTTTATAACACGAAAAGGCAACAGGATTTAACAATAAAATCCTGCTGCCCTGCTTCGCTTTTCATCTTAGTATTATACTACATAAAATCGGGCAATAGCGGGCAATCTTTAATGCAAAACCTCTTTTAAAATTTTGCTTCGTGATACATTTCTATTCCTTGCTAATTTTCCGCCTAAGACCTCTAAGGCAACGCACCTTATATTTTTACTCTGTCGGACAGAATAACTAATCTGTTCCGCTATGCGTTCCCATTTTTGACCCTGTAAGTAAAATCCGCATATAATAGCTTTGTGAATCGGAGTTAATGAATAAATCTCTCTTGATATTTCCGTTCTCAACTTCTTTAACTCCTGTATTCTGCCCTTTAATTCCTTAATTCTTTCTGCGGTATCTGTACCTGCTATTTCGATTGCAAGCAGAGCCGTAGAATCGCTTGTATTACTTCCGTGTGGCATACCGTCATAGTTAATTGCCCCTGTGGTATCATACACGCTTTCGTACCGCTCTAGCCACTCGCCTGTAACCTTAATGTCGAGGTCAATATCTTTGTAAAATTTTAAGATTGCTTCTACTTCCCAATTCTTCATTTTATGCTATCCTTTCTTTTATGGTGGTCTGTATTTTTCACACCATTTGATACTTGCTTTTCCTGTAGCTTCGATTTCTGCTATACAACTGCTGCCGTGCTTCGTCCTCTTGGCTTCGCAAGATTCGCAAATATCCGATTCCGCTATATCAAAAATATCTTTTAACCTCTCTGCAAGGTCTTTTATTTTCTCCATAAGTAAATCAAAGGATTGCATAAATTGATTTATTAAATCGCACGTTTCTTTTTCTTTTTTTCCAATTTGTGCGGACAGGCAGGCAACCAATATAGATAATTGATTGCTTGCCTTTTCTTCTCCGCACCAAATAACGCCCTCCTTGTATTCGATACGGTCCATACGCACTAACCCTGTAAGTATTTCCGATACTCTGCCGTTTTACCCATTACCCATACAGATAAGGCATTGGTTAATCTACTTTCCCATTCTGCCGGGCAGATATTTCCGTTTTCGGATTCTGTCATAATAACTTTTCTTACCTCTTTTTGTATCATGTTATATTGACCTGTTCCGTATTTTTTGCTTATCCATTCCGTAAAGGATAATCCCTTTTCCTGTGGTTCGGGTACATATTCCGGGTAATCACTCATATCCTGCTGCCCCGGTAAATTATCGTTTTCCTCTTCGTCCTCCTGTGTTTCTTCCGGCTCATTCATAAAACCGATTTCCTGTGTTTCCTCGGCATCCTCTTCCTCTGTCGGTCCCTGTGGTGCTTCCTCTGTGGAATCATCATAGGTCAATTCTTCCGTTTCAATCATCAATACAACGATTTCCGCAAGGTCGGCATACTCGATAATATATGTACTCCAATCCTCCTTAATCTGTATTGCCATTCCCTCCGTTTGGAATCTGTAAATAAATTCTTTTCCGTTGAGTTCTAAGGTTTTGGCGGTAAATGTCTTTGAAAAGTGTTTAATCAATTCCTTTTCAACTGCTGCCGTATTGCTTTTTACTTTGAATACCGCACGGTTTACCTCTCCTTTCAAGGCTTCTTTAATTGCTTTCTGCACCTGTTCCGCCTGCTCGTCCGTAATCTCTGCTTTCGGCTCTTCTTTCACGTCATTTATATGCAATTCGCCTTTTTCCTCGTATTTTTCGTAAGCCTGTTTCTGCCCCTCTTCATTAAGTCGGCTAAGTTCGTGGGCGGTAGAAATATTGATATTGCCTTTTTCCAATTCATCCTTAAACTCCTGTGATAAATTGTTTTCAATGGCTTCCATTCTTCCAATCTGCGTAGTTGATGTATTAAGCATTTGTGCCACAATATCACGGATACGCCCCATTCTTTCCCTTTCTTCATTTGGCTTATCCTTGTTTTCTTCCTGTAAGGCTTTCTTGTACTCCGTGAGGATTTCTTTTAATTTCTTTGCCTGTTGCACCTTTTCCCAATCGGTAAGCTGTCTTGCTGTTGCGTTTGTGAATATGAGGCTTAACTTGTCCTTAATTGTGTCCGATTCCTTTTTGATAAGGCAAGGCACTTTTCTATATTCTTCTTTACCCTCCTGTACCAACTTTAATGCTGCCAATCTACGGCGGTGTCCTGCTACTACTTCATATTTTCCGTGTGCTTCCGGCTTTACTACTAAATTCTGCTCGATATGTCCGACCAACTCAATAGACATTGCCAGTTCGTCTATATTCTCCGTGGAATAGAAATTATCCTTACTCGGCATTAAATCCTCCACATCAAGCATAGTTACCTTAAACTCCTGTTCCTGTTCTGCCGGCCCCTCTGCCTGTACTGCTGCCCCTTTGCTTTTAGCATTTAGTAAATCGTTAATATTAAATCCTGCCATTGCTCTTTCCTCCTATTCTCAAAATGCCTATACCTTTCCATTTTTCTGTGTCCGAATCGGTCACAATTTTTCTGATATTATCAAGCGTTTTTTCATTCTCTATATATCTGATATAATCCCGCTTCGGAATCAATACCATTTCTTCCTTTTCCTCTGTGATAATTCCGCAATCCACTATCTATACTCCTTTCCTGTATCTTTATCTCTCAATACGATACGTCCTACCATTTCATACCCTGCAATATCTATCATCTGCTTTAATACGCTTACAAGGTTTGTTACTTCCGGGTTGTATTCCCTTTTCTTTACCTTTGGTTCTGCTTCGTGGATTGCTGCCCCTGCTGTGGGGTCAGCGTATCCCTCTTTGTTTCTGTATACCATTCTATCCCTCCAAATACTCCTTAACAAATGTCTTATAATCCCTTGCTGCTCCCGACCTCGGAGAATACTGCATAAGGCTTTGTGTGGTAAATGTGACCTCGTCCGCCTTTTCAGTTCTCCTAATGTGTGTTCTGAATACCGGGTATCTCTGATTCTGCAAGTATTCCTCTCCCTGTCTGCATACATCACGGTTATAGAACATTGTTACAAGGCATCCTCTGAACTTTAATTTCGGGTTAAGCTGTTTTGCATTATTTATCTGTTCCTCTAATTCTTTCATTCCGTCAAATGCGTATCCGTCAATCTTAATCGGTATAATAACCTCGTCTGCTGCCACTAAGGCATTTATGACGGATATATTTATATCCGGCGGACAATCAATAATACAGTAATCAAATATGTCCTTTACCTTTTCTAATTCTTTAGACAGGATTGTTACTTGGTCTATTTCCTCATTCTTTATTACCTCAAGGTTTGCTGTTAAAAGGCTCATATTGGCAGGTACTACCGCAATGTTTCCGTTCGCTCCAAGCTGCATTACATCCGTTAATGTCTTATCTCCTGTAAGTACATCCGCAAAACTCGGTGCTTCATCATTCCATACACCGCACGCCTTGGATAAATTGCCCTGCTTGTCATTGTCGATAATCAATACTTTCTTGTCGTAATCTTCCGCTAAGATATAGCCCATGTTTACACTTGTGGTTGTCTTAGCACATCCGCCTTTCATGTTAATAATTGCAATAGTTTTCATTTGCTTTTACCTCCTGTTAATACTCTTTGTACTTCCTTAAAGTCCATTTTCTTAAATGCTCTAAGTATTCGGGCGAATACTGCCCCTGCTTGTCTACCAAGTTCTTTGTTCATAGACGGCTCGGGGCGTTTGCCCCTTACCGTTTCGGCTATTTGATTCCGTTTTTCATTTTTATATAGCTTTTTATTTCTTCCTTGCTCGGGAAGTTATCCCAAAAATTTCTCTTCCACCCTCCGTTAAAAAATCTCAAACCGTCAAAATCTTCCTTGTTTCCTTTAATCTGAATATCCTTAAAGTCTGTGCCTGTTCTTTTTTCAATGTTGTATATCATTTCCTCTGCATACATAACATCATTATCCAAGCAAAAAATAAATTTTCCATTGTATTCAAGTGTTATGTATGTGTGGTTTCCGCATCTGATTGTATATCCTTTATCTTCCATTGTTTCTTACCTCCGTTTTGCTTTCCTTTGATGATTTTATCATATACTTATATAAGTATATTTACAACCCGGGATAATTAACAAATATACTTATATAAGTACATCTATCTTTTGTGCAACTTGTATACTTATATAAGTATCATTCCTATATTGTCTTTTTCTTCTCTTCCAACTGCTGCCTTTTGTCTTTCAGATACTCCATATATTCTCCGTATGTCATTCCCGGCGGTGTGATTCTTCTTTGTGCTTCTCTTGCCTGTTTCGCCTTTTGGCTTAATACTGCTGCCTTGCTTATCGTCTTTTTCTCTTCTCTCTTTGGTTCTTCGGGTTTAATTCCTAATCTCCTTGCCTGTCTGTTCGGCTTTGCCTTGTTATATGTCAATGTCCTTTCCTGTTGGAATGGTATTACTTTCCTGTTTCTTCTCTTCTTTGCCATAACTGCCCCTTTCCAAATCGTCCGCAATTTCTGTTATACTCTGCATACAGGCTTTTATATTCGTGTCCGTGTCTGCTGTTATGCTTAATATGTTGCTTATCTGTCGTAACCTCTTTATCTGTTTTGGGTCAACTGCTGCCTTTTTCAGACATTCCGGGCATATCTCTATGCCCTCCAATGCCTTTTCTCCACATAAGCTACATTTCTTCATGTGTACCAACTCCTATTTTCTAAAGAACTTCAATACTCTTTCGTTCCACCAATACTTAAATACCGCCTTATAAAAGGCTCTCGTCTTTTCTTTCATTGTCCTTTTCTTCCTCCTGTAAGATTCGTATAATGCCTATATAGAGCCTTTCCGCACAATATACGCATATACTGTTACCTATTGCCCTGTATCGTGCCGTATCGGCTATAATATTGCCGTCTGCTCCGTATTTCGTCCAATCGTCCGGGTATCCCTGTAATCGTTCTCCCTCAACAGGTGTAAGCCTGCGGATTATGTATACAACTTTCTGTGTTGCTTTCTTCAACAGGTCTTTAATGCTTTTCTTCGGAGTGCTAGGGATATTCCCCTTTGTCTTGGTACTCTCTGTTATCAGAGTTTCCGACCCTCCGCCGTAAGACCCCCCCGCTGCCCTTAAAGTGCCGTTAATCTGTGTTTCCCTGTATCCTCCGTGTTGATTCTCTTCAAAGGCTTTCTTATCGGTTACAATCAATGGGGTATCTCCCCTTACGGTATTATTCTGTCCTGCGGTTAATGTTCCGCTTGTATCGCTCTCCCTGTATCCGTGGTGTTGGTATGCTTCGTAAAATACGCTGTGAATATCTGCCGTTGTGAGTGTCGGGCAGGGTCCCCCGACCTTTCCAACGCCTAATCCGTTGCTTGCCTTATTTCTTGTAACTTCATCCCTTAAAGGTATTACACTTCGTTTCTCTTCGTACATGATGCAAGGCGTTTGACCTCCGCCACGCCCCATATTCTGTACTAAGGTTGGGGTAATATCTTTGTATGTTCTTACCACGCTGTCGGCGTGTGCAAAATCAAGACCTAAAACCTCCCCCCCCCTCGGCTACTTTCTGCTCTAAGGCTATTCGTAGATTGTCCGGCAGCTTCCGCCCTTTGTTCTTTGCTCTTCGGAGTATACCCAAGCACGCTTTCGGACTTAAATAATATTTCTCCGGCACGTTGTCCTCCAAAATCTCCGATAAGGTAGATTCGTTTTCTACGTTGGGGTACTCCCCAATATTGAGCATCAAGGATTCTCCAAGCGGTGTCAACTTCGCCCCCTCTAACCATTCCTGCGGTTGCCCATTTACCACTTGCAGGCATTGGAATATTGGCGTTTGTGACTTTTTCAAGCACGGCTCTAAAATCCTCTCCGCCGTTACTTGAAAAAGCTCCGGGTACGTTCTCCCAAATAATGAAAGTTGGATATTGTCCATTTGTTGCTAACCTCATTTCTCTTATAATTCTTATTGCGTGTATGAATAACCCGGAACGATTACCTTTAAGTCCTTTTCTCTTTCCAGCTATGCTCAAATCTTGGCAAGGACTTCCAAAGGTTATAATATCCACAGGTTGTATTTCATCCCCTTTAAGTTCCGTAACGCTTCCAACGTGCATTACATCCTTAAAACGGTATCTTGTTATGTCGATACAATTCGGTTCTACCTCTGCGGCCCATAACGGTTTAATGGTGCATCCTGTATCTATCCCGCTCGGTATGCCTGCTGCATAGCAGAAACCTCCGATACCGTCAAATAGGCTACCTAGTGTTAATTGTTTCAACGCTTACCCTCCTTTCTGTTTTTCTTCTCCTGTTTTTTCTTGGCGTATTCCTGTAAATATCTTTCCTGTTCTTTGTCCTCTTCCATTCTTGCTAATCTTTTTTGATACCTCTTGTATATTTTGCAATCCTTTTCGCAATCGGGGCAAGTTCTATACGGACATCCGATACATTCATGTAATCCGCCGTTCTCGTCCATATCAATGCCGAATACATAAGAGAAAAACATAATAGCGAACGAAAGAATAAATAATACTGCTGCCACGGCAATAATGATTAAAATTACTGTTATTATTGTTTTCATTCCTGCCAATCCTCCAACTTTTTAACCCTTGTCTGTAGGTTGCTTATGGTTACTTTCATTTCCTCAATCTGATAAGGCAGTACGTCCGTATTCTCAAACATATAAAGGACTTCTACCGCCCGGCTTATCGGTACACCACTTTTTATTCTCGGTTTGTTGGTCTTTGGGTCAATCTCTGTAAGTCTGCTGTTCTTTGGTTTCCTCTTGGTGTCCTTTGCCGGTCCTGGCATTGCTTTATTCATCATCTTGTAATACGGAATCTCTGCCCCTACAATTCCGTTAAGTCGCACTTAATAACCCTCCCTGTGCCGTTTCTTTTTCAATCTTCTTATCTGCTACTGCTGCCGTTTCTTGTAACTCCTGCTCCAACCTCTCCCAAATCAGAGGAATCATTAACTTGCAAACTATCATTGTGTGTATTCTGCTTTGTGTTTCCGTCAATCTCTCGCACATATACACGAATAATAATCCTGCGTTGGCATCTCCCTCCCAATCCGGGTTGTCCTGTCTTGATTTCTTAAAAAGCGGTGTTTCTTTGTACTGCTGTCCTAACTCCTGTAAGATTTCTATTGAACGGTCTGTAAATATTACCTCTCCGCCCTCCTTAACCTCTGTTACGGTCAACAGTTCCATAATTTTATCTTTTTCGCTCTGCATTTTCGTATGTTCCTTTCAATTCCTCGGTGTGCATTAAGAAGTGTACCGCACCGTCAAACTTAACCTTGTATTCCTCTATATCATCTGGCTTTAGGTACTGCCTGCCGTACATTTCTTTCATGTCACGCCATACATTCCAAGGAATAAAGAAAAAATCATCCTGTATACAGATACATACCCCGCATAATGCTCCTAATCTGCTGTGCTTTTCCAATACGTCCATTTGCGTATCTGTAAGCACATTCCGGGTTATCCTGTCTTTGCTTGTCCTCTTAGCTTCAAACATAATAGAACGACCGCCGTATAAGGTCCCTTGAAAGTCGGGTTGTGCGTGTGTACTGAATCGCCCTGTAAATTCTCCTGTCCTGTGGTTCTTGCTTGTTACTCTGAACGGCTCGGGCGTTTTATCAATGCTTGCTATTCCGTGGATTTCGTACATTCTGCACCCTGCTAATATTTCTCTTTCAAAGTGTTGCCCCTGTGCATTGTTAAGCCTGTTCTTGTACTGCTGCCGTACTTTATTTTCGTCTACTGCTGCACCTCTTGCATTTTTCCACGCCTGTAACTCTTTTTCTGTGTCCGAATCGGTCACAATCCTTTTATTTATCAATGTTTCTTACCTCCTAACAAGTTCCGCCCAATGAACAATCTGTATTTTCCTGTATGATGCTTTACTGCTTATCTCTTCTAAGTCGTACAGGAATGTGACCGTATTATTTTTCAAGCTGTGCAATGTCATAATATCCGTTATTTTTACTGCCTTTGTTCCTGTTGCCCTCGGGTATCCTGTAACGGCTATTCCCTCAAATACTGCTACCTCTATGGTATCTCCTAACTCATAAGGCGAATGTGCTATAAATGCTGCTTTCTGCATTAACAACCGCTCCTTTCTTTTATTTCGTGAATGTGTAGTGTGTAATATTCTTTTCCCGGCTCTGCTCCCCATTCTTCTTTACCTGTTTTTACATCCAATGAGCATACTGCGGTAAACTGTGGTCTACTACTGCCGTATCCGTTTCTGAATCCTATTACCTGTTTATCAAGACCTGTCGGCATATTTGAGTTTGGGTACATATCGAATATCTTTTTAAACCTTGTCGTGTAATACGGCTTGATTTCTCTGTATTCCTCCTGTTTCTCCCCAGACAGAATCATATTGAACCATTTACCCTTAATTGGTAATATCATCATTTCAACCGCTTCTATTTCATCATCACAAAACAACCTTGTCATTCCGTTATGATAATGTTCTGCATACTGCTTATCGACTTTTAAATTTGCCCTTGCGTATCTGTCGTAGGTTGATTCTGCCGTAATCGTTCCTGTTATTCCTGTCATATCTTCGTTACAATCCCCTGCCATTCCATACCTGTAATGCAGTACCGACTTGGCATTTATAATTCTTATTCGTTGCCCCACTTTGTACTCTTTACCGCCTATCTGCATTGCCTACCTCCATTTTCCTAACTTTATTTTTTAAAAGTTCCTGTAATTTCTTTTTCTTCACATTCTCCGGCTTTCTGTCCTCATACTCCTGTTTGCTCTTCTCCCACGCTTCTACAGGTACGCCCTCCATGTACTCCAATGGTTCAAATGTATCGGGGTCAAAGTTTTTCGGTATCTTTCCCTCTAACGCTTCTCTCTTTAAAGTTTCTTTCCACGAATGGTCTACTTTGTATCTGTCGCAAGTAAAATATGTGTAGTTGAAACTCGTTACTTCTCTTCCGTATCCTGCGTTTATATGTGGCATAACATTACGGCGGTTTTCCGGTCCTTTTGGGTGTGTGCAATATATTCCGTTCGGGTGTTCCGCTTCCGTATAGAAGCCATTGAAATACTCGCACATTCCGCAGATTCCATAAAATTCATTCGGTCTACACGGTCCGCAATGCTCTGTATATACTTCTTGGTCTGTGAGGTCAAAACTCTTTGTATTATTGTTCCAATGTAAAGACCTACCGCTAAATATGCCGATTTTACACGGTGTATCATATTTATTTTTCCCTGTGCCGTATTCAAAGTTTTCTTCGCTATCTCTGAATCTGCAATATTTACAATCCGTTTCCCAAATCTTTAGCGGTATCATTTTATTTTTATCCATTCTTTAATCCCTCACTTTCCGTAATCGTAGGTAGCAATTCCACCCTGTATAATCGTTGTATTCAAAATCAATCTTGGTAGGCTCATACCCCTTATATAGCTTTCTCCATACCTCCTTATCTTCCGGGGTCTTTGCATATTCTCTAAGTTTTCTAAAACTCCATTTATGGTCGTTTTTCTTAACCTTTGGCTTTTTAAGGTTCGTTGATGTAGACCATTTTTTACAACCTTTTTTACGCTTGTTTATGTAATTTACAATGCCCTCTAATCCGTTTTCGTTCGGCTGCAACCTGTCACAGTTTACGAATCCGTAATAGTCTACATTTGCTCTGTATTCCGGGTCGTTTGCCTTTTTCCAATTTATCCTTGTTTTGCTCCACATTAACTCCAAATCGTCACGGTCTAACCCTCCGCTATTGATTATGATATGGTGGTGGATTCTGACGGCTTTTGTACTCTTATCGTCTGAACCAAACCCCTGTAATGTAAGCTGCCCCTCTTCCTCTTCCGGGGTGTATTCGGTAACAAGCATATACTTTAAATCTTCGCCTGTTTCCCTCTTCATTTTTCTTTTGATGCGGTCTAAGTAGTTATGCACATTCTTTTCCGCTTCCTCCAAGGACATAGGCAAATGCTCATTGTTGTATGTAGCTGATATATGAAAATCATTAGTACCAAAATTGGTATTGGCAATCTGTACGAATCTTCTTTTACTCCTTTTGTCGTTAAGGTTCTGTTGAGCCTGTGAGGATTTACCTTTTTTACCTTTACCTGCTTCCGGCATATTCGTAACTGCTACTATATCAACCTCTAAGTATTCCTTTCCGCAATATATTCTTTTCTCACGGATAAAGTTCTTTCTCTTCTTACCCATATCATTCTCCTTATACCATAAGCCTATAAGGGTACACCTATCTAAACCATATACTTATACAAGTATAATCTTATATAAGTATATAATTTTATGAATGTCCTAGATGTTAATACCCCATACAAGGTCCTCAACACGCCCTTATTTATAGCCTTTTGGCGTGTGATTTTAAGGCTTTTTATTGACTTTGTGCAAGCCTTATAGTATAATTTGAATAGATGTAATTATTGCTATAAGGCAGTAACGGAGGAACTTGCATAAGCCACTATGCAAGTTCCTTTTCTTTTGTCCTTTCCCTGTAAACCTTGGTTGCGTAGTCAACTGTCAAATATCCGCCACAACCTTTATGCTTTGCCATGTATGCACAACTAAGCATTATGTGACCGCATTTTAAACACTTTAATTTAAAATACGGTAATGCCGTAACCTGCACATCCAAACAAGGAATATACGGTATATCTATACCGTTATCTGCATGGTATCTGATTCCCTCTATAAAATCCGGGTAATCAATCATGTTTCCAATGTTCTTTATGTTCTCGGTATCCAAATCCTTAACCTCGATAATCTCGCCGTTTACTATGTCTACCGTTGTTTCCAAGTCCTGTACTATGAAATAGCCTATTTCCTCTGCCGTTTCATAAATCAATATGTCCTGTTCGTAAATCGGTTTTCCTAATCTGTCTGCTGCATCCGTCTGTCTGCACATTGTATCTATGTTTAGCTCATACACATTTGCACCCGGATAACCGCCTTTGTCTATGTAGTGACCTACGGGGCGTACTGCCCCGTCACTTGGTCTTATTGGCGGTTCTGTTATGTATTCGCCCTCTATCCATATCGGGTATGGTGTGCTACTGCTCTTTGCCTTTGCTCTCACTTTCCTGTACCCCTCTTTCCGCTACTGTTCCGATAATCTCCATTCTTGCCGTATCAGATACCCCCATATCGTCCACGCACGGTAACAACTGGTGTATGATACCCTCGGTGTCAATCCAACGGAATATAACCACATCTGCAAGCCTTACTTTTACTGTGTTGCTTACGTCTGTGCCTGTAAATCCCGGCAATGTGTTGTATTCCCTGTCAACTGTTGTTTTGTCTACTACAAATTCTCTTACCTGTCCGTCTACTTCCAAGGCTACAATATCGCCTGTATACATTTCTTTGCCGTTCTTATCCCTGTACGGTGTCTGCTCTCCCAAGGTGTCCGGGAATATTTCTTTAAAATCTCCGTAAACTGTACCAATCTCCGCTATCTCGTCTGTTTCATATCCGTATGACGGCAGACCATAGACCCACTCGTAAGATTCCTTTTCCCTGTCGTATGTCAATCCTCTGTACTTCATTGCCCTACCTTTCCCAAGGCTTTAGCGTAAGAGGATACTGCTCTTTTATTTCACGGCTACGCTCTACATTGGTCTGCAATATAAGCTGTGCCTTTTGCATTTCCTCCTGTGGCATTTCCTTGTCTTTGTAACTGTCTACAAACTCTTGGTACTCCTGTATTTTCTGCCTTAATGCTGCATCCGTGGCAGATATGACATACACGGTCCCACAATGTTTACAACGCCAATACCTGTATTCGATTTCTCCCACTTTCTTGTAGCTTGGCTTTATTTTGCCTATTGATTTATGGCACTTGTCGCATACGATAGTAGGCTTGTACCTTTTCTTTATTGGTTTCACTACTCTATACCTCCATTTAAAACCTTTAGGCTTCTGATATGCGATACTCTGAATAAACAGGAATTGGTTATGTATGTTCCCTTGTGTGCCAAAAAGTAATAATTGCTCTTTAGGTATAAATTCGGGTCATTCTTTACCTCTTCCGTTCCTGTCTTTCGTAAAGTACCTCTCATAGTTCCTTGTCCTCCTGTTTTCTACTTCTTTGCGTAAATTGAATGTAATTTTATGCTTCCACGCCTTTTTATGCTTTCTTCGGTGTGCAATCCCGAATCAAAAAATGCACAAAAGGTAGTACCGCCGATAATGCTTGTTGCAACTATGTAGTTGCCGATATTATGAAACTCGCACCGCTTGGCATTGCGATAAACTGTTATATGCTTCTCTGTCCTGTTCCCTGCCACGCTGACCCTCCTTTCTAGGCGTTACCTTTACGGTAATCTCTACGCCCTCTCTCTGTCCTATCAGCATAGCCAAGGTATCATAGAAGCGTTGTACCTGTTCTCTGTTCATGTATCGCCCTCTCTTCCTCTGCTATGTCAACTGCTGCCTGTCTGATTTCTTCGCAATCTGCTTTCAACAGGTCGGCAGTTATTTCCATAACTTCCAATGGTAGGTTTTCATCTACCACTAGAGAGCCGACCATATCCGCCAACTCTCTAGCTTTTTCCTGTGCGTTTAAATCCAATTCCTTGTATCCTCCTGTATATCTGAATGGTTAAGCCGTTCTGACCGTGCCTTTTGATAACTGAATACCAATCATCACGCCTTTAATCTGCTGTCTTTCGCTTTCAGACATTGTTTTGAGGATTTCGATAAATTCGGTTGTTTCTCTTTTTTCTCTTTCTGCCTGTAATGTAATGTCCTGTGTTCTTGCTTCCAACAT